TGGAAGTCTTTCATGCCTGGAAGACCGTTGCTGAATCCTGATAAGAAATTATTAATGCTTGGCATACCCTATATTTATAGTCACAAAAAAAGCGCCGTTAAAGGCGCTTCTTTTGCTATAAACGAAATGTTGAATTATATACCGCCGCCTGTAGCTAATGAACCTATAGTTCTTGTCAATGCTGTGCCAATTCCTGTGCCTTGTGGAGTTTGTACTGCGTTGTCATATCTGATTGATAAAGTGATTGTAACTGGATCAGATGTAGCATAAGCTAGAGTGTTGTAGTTCACTGATTGTACGTATGAACCGTAAAGTTCCCAAGTTTCTAATATGCCTGGTGCTGTTGCGCCATTACCACCATCTAGCATTTCAATTCTAGTAGTGAATTTGTAATCAATACCTGATGCTGCTGATGATTGTTCAAAGAAATCAAATTGTTTTTGCACTTGTTCGCCAACTAATTTAGAAACAGAGTTATTAACATCATCTCTTAAATTTATTGAAATAGCTTCCCAAGTATGTTTTCCAGCCATATAAATTCTTGAGTTGTAAACATCCAGTGTTATATCATCAAAAGTTAAATTAGGTCTAGTAACATCAATAACTTGTTTAGTTAATTCTGATCTTGGAGTTGATACACCGAAGTTTTCAAGAACTACTCTGAAACGATACTGAAGTTTTGGCATCAATAAACCTTGTGATGCTGAACTCTGATCGTTTGCTAATGGTACTGTAAATTTACTTAATGTTGAGATTGCCATATTTTTGTTCCTTTTTATTTACCGGGTATTAAACTCCCAAGTTAGCTATTTCTCCTGTGTTTTTAATTCTTAAAGGTATGTAGATAAACTCAACTGATTTCACAGGCTCAATTGCTATGTCAACATACAGTTCATTTCTATCAATTCTTGTGGCAGTGTTATTTGTTTCGTCGCACACCACTAAGAAGTCATATAATGCTCTTTGACCCACTAGTTCTAACAAGAATGATTCGATAGCTGCTTTGATTTCATTTCTTGTTAAAGAATCATTTGGTTCAAATATAAACGGTTTAGCTATTTTATCTAATTGTGTTCTTAGATAAACAGTTAATCTTGAAACGTTAATTCTATCTAGAGCCGAACTTTCAGAAGTTTTAGTTAAGTTACCAAAGTTCAATATTCCTGTTCCTGAGAAGAATGTGATTGGATTTATTTTAGCAGAATGCATGCTGTCTCTGATAGATTCAGTTAAAGCAATCTGTTGGAACTCACCTGTAGCACTGTCAATGTATCCCACTGAAGTTGCGTTGTCCACAATACCTCTTCTAGTACCAGCTGGAGCAAACCATGGAAATGCCACGTTGTCATTGTTAGCCAATACTCTCAGCATCATGTGACTTGGTGGAACAACAATTGTGTTGCCAGTGTTGTCTGTGGTTCTTCCTGATGGATAAAACACACCAAGGTAATCACTTGACGTAACAAGACCTTCGTCTCCGTTGTCAGATGCACCTGATGAGTTGTTCGCCCAGTTAGTGATAGCTGTTGAATTGCCTGCTAATCTTAATGGAGAATCTCCCACAACAAAAGATGTATTGTTTCTGTCAGTGTTAAGATTAACTAGGTTAGCAATTACTTCAGGATATCCTGGACATGCTATAATGTTGAATCCTCTTTGATCTTCTCTAATTGCTTGGTTAGTATCAATCTCTGCTTTTAATTGTTGAACAATTACTTTTCTCACAGCTTTTCTACCAAATGTGCCAGAACCATTATCGTTGTTGGCATTTTTAGTTACCCATCTGTCTGGGAAGTAAGCAGATACCGATTCGTTACCGTATCTAATGTTACCTTTGCCTGATGATCCAGAACCTGGATATGTGGTTGTGGTAACATAGCTGTTTCTATATTCTTTAACATTGTATCCTGATCTTCTTGTGTTGAATAACAAAATTGATTTTGGATATAGAGTTGGGTTTGGAGCATCTGGATCAACAAAATCATCACTTAAAAGATTTTTAATTGAACTTGCTGTGCCTGCACCACCAGATGATAATGAATCATCCTTGTCAGTGTCTGTTTGCCATCTAGCATCAGCAAAAACTATACCAGTTTCTGTGGTTTGATCTGTATTATCAATTAATACAAAATTAGCACCATCTGTTAATGTTGTGTCGTATCTGTAGATTTTTGGATAGTTTTCTAAATCTGAAGTATCAATCCATAAATCATTTGCAACTAAAGCAGTACCATCTGATTGTGTGGTAGGTTTGGTTGATGAGAACTGAGGTCCGTTTGGATCAGTTGTAGCATAAACTTGTACATAACCCTTCCATGCAGTTCCGTTATGAACCATGATATCAGCTTCTAAATTGGTGTTGTACCATAAAGTTCCATTGGTTGGTTCGTTGCTTGGCTCTGATGTTGAAGCTGTGTAGCTCAAACGTTTCCAGTTTGTAGCAACAACCACTGCTGGTTGTGTAGAATCTTCTGTGTAACCTGCTGGAGCAACATATAAATTGTCCACTTTGGTTGCAGAGTTTGCTGTGTAAGAACCGTAATCATGTGCGTTGGATGTTCCAAAACCTGCATCAGCTAGAGCTGTGCCTGCATCAACGTTCCACATTCTAAATTCACCGCCCAGTGCATGAGTAATTTTAATAGCGCCAGTTGAAAGTTTAGTTGCAGAAATATTTGTAAATCCTGCTGCACTAATTGCTGCAACAAAATCATCAGCACCAGTTCCACCTAGGGTCACAGTTTTTGCTGCGGCTAGAGCTGATTGACCTTTTAATGATTCTTGAATCTTGATTGCATGTGTATTAGTGAAAGTTGGAGTTAAAGTTTTTGAGGTAATCGATGTAACACCGCCTTCGTATTTGAACACTGTAAAGTCAGCCAATGCAGGAGTGGTATCACCAAATGTTTGAGTTAATGTTGATTGCTCTGCTGCGTTGTATTGTGTGTAAAGTGTTCCTGCTGATATACCAGCTCCACCATTCACAGAATCTATACCATAGATTGCTGAATGATTGTTAGCATATAGAGGAGCATTTACTACAGACCAAGCACTTGTGCTGGAATTGTATTTTTTAATAGCAACATCTGCTCCTGAATTTGGAGTGGTTGTTTTGAACCACACAGATCCAGTTGGAGCATTACTTTCTGCTGTCTTCCATTCTGGTCTGCTAGAGTGTGCAGACGTTTGGAAAAGTTTAGTTCCACCCGACCAAGAAGAAGTTCCTACTTGTACCCAAGCATTAGAACTATTCTTGTAATAAATTTTATTTGTATTGTTTGTGGTATTGATTGCATAATCACCTTGTGAACCAACAGCTGTCTTTGGTATACCTGTTGTGGTTCCACCAACTAGATCACCAGTTGATGTAATATAGATAGGGTCAATAGTTGTGAATGCCTGATCAGTTGCTGACCATTCAAACAATCCTGGCACAGTTGCTGATAAATCAAACCAATAACTGCCATCGGTAGGATCAGCTGCTGGAGCAGTTGCACTGCCAATTAATTGTGAAAGATTAACGTTAGCTCTTAATACGAAAGCTCTGTTAGCAATACCCAAGAATGAATAAGCTGCTTGCAAGCCATATTCGTTTAGCTCATAGCCATTCAATGAATTGTTTGCTGAATCTGTATAGAATTTTGGATCTCCAAAAGTCTCTGTTAATTCTCTTTGTGAAGAGATCAAATATACTGAATTTGCGTTGGCAGTTTTAGTGCCTGCTGCTACGGCCGATCCTGCGCCATTTAATTTGTCTTGTACTGCAGTAACAATTATTAGTGGTGTTGTTCCCGCGTCTGATGGTACATAGAAACTCTCGTTTATTACTGTGACTTCTACGCCTGGTGATGTTAATGCCATTGTTAGTTCTCCTTGCAAGTATAACTGATGTATTTATTGTTCTGCACGGTTTTTACGGCGTTATCTTAACAATTTTGGTGCCTATATAGGGCACGTAAATACATATATGAAACGACCCCTGTGTAATACTTGTAAATCCAAGCCACGAGCATATGGCTATCGAAAGGGCACTAAAATCTATTGGCGTAGTCAATGCGACACCTGTATACGTAAACATAAGAATTTAAAAACTAACGGTCCTGCTCGTTGGTTTCAATCTGGCTATCGTAAAAAAATACGCTGTGAGTTGTGTGGATTTAAAGCTGTTAATGAACAGCAAATGGATGTGTTTCATGTGGATGGCAATAGGAACAATATATCAATTTATAATTTAAAAACTATTTGTTCTAATTGTCAGCGTTTAAAAAGTACTCAAGAGCTGGGATGGTCTATTGGTGATTTGGAAGTAGATGCCTAATCATATCATCCACTTTTATTTTTAAATCCTCTAGATTGCCTGAATTATCTATCTCATAATCAAACTGTTGTCCTATCCAATCCCATTCGCTTTGATGCACTGCTCTCTCTTGCATTTCTTTTTGTGTGGGTATAGGTCCTCGTCTAACGAGCACAACCTTGCCTTTTAATGCTCTAATGGTTTCTATTTCATTAATAAATCTTGTGTCGCTGAGTACTATTTTTCCACCCTTGTAACGAGCAGTGAACGAATCTATCCAAATGCCGTCATGAAAATGTCCTCGCATGATTTCTGTGCCCCAATATTGTAGCACATATCGTGGAGTCACTGCTCTATCGAGTTTGTTACTCCAATAAGGATCTATTCTTTCTCTCCACATTCTGCTCTCTTGTGTGGCTCCTTCTAACAATTCTCTATCCCAACCAAATATTGCACTCACAGCATCTTTTAATGATTTTGCAAAACTGTCTCTTTGAAATTGGTGTTCTTTAACCAAGAACTCTGCGACTGTGTCTTTACCGGATCCAATTAATCCTACTAATCCTATCAGCATGCAAGTATATTACAGGTGTTTTAATCTTTTTGCAATCTCTTGCTGAGTTTTTTTAACAGTGATTAATATTTGTTCTTGCATGGCAGGTTTATCAGCAACTCTACTCATATTTTCCAATGCGGTAACTAGATCTTCTAGCTCGTCGAGTGTTAGATCGTGAATTTTTTTAATGCCTGTGTTAGCCA